CAAGCCCAGATACACAAGAAGCCGGTCCTTCGCAGGACATGACTAAAGCTCAGGCCTATGAAATGATACTTACAGGAGATGATGTCAGTGCTGGAGCGGGTTTATCAGAACTAAAGAAGTTTATCAAAGAGTCAATTTATCCCGACTATAGCACATATCACGAGGACAAGCCCGCAGGATATAAGTCTAGAAATGTACCAACCGTAGTTACAAAACAAGAGGCTGAATCGGTTTTCGATAGGCTAGATGACTATGATGATTTTTCTGTCGCGTATAAGGCGGATGGAGGAATTGTAAATTATCAAGCTCGATCACTAGAGGAGCAGGCTCTCAGAAACCTTATTCAGCAAGGTCTGCACCGAGTGCTTGAGAGTAAAAAAAAAAATTAGATGTCGAAGACGTAGATGATATCGACGAAAAAGATATTGATGAACAAAGTATCGTAGCCAATCTTGGAGGCGTACCCAATCTTCCTCTTGGTATGTCTACACCTACATTTGGAAGAAAAAGAAGGCCATCATGGAAGGCAGCAGGAAGCGGTTTTGGAAATGCTGTGCCTGTTGGTGATGTAGGCTTAAAACAGATTAAGAAAAAGAAAAAGAAATAAATTAAAACTTGAACACTACTATTAAAAACAATATTATTAAGTTGCTGATAAACATTGAATATTAAACATTAAGGAGTTAAAAATGGCAAATATCGATTTTGATGCTATCCGTAAGAAGCTTGAGAGGCTGAGCGGAAACACTAAGAACAGGTCTATGACCTGGCGACCAGTTGAGGGTGAGGAACATACTGTTCGTCTACTTTCATTTCCAGATAATGATGGACAGCCCTTCAAGGAAAGGTGGTTCTATTATAATATCGGAACTAATAGGGGGCTTCTAGCACCTTACCAGTTTGGAGACCCAGATCCTATCCAGGAGCTTATTACAAAGCTTCGGGAAGAAGGGACGAAGGAATCCTATGAACTAGCTAAAAAGCTATATCCTAAGATGAGAACTTATGCTCCGGTCGTAGTTCGCGGCGAGGAAGACAAGGGTGTCCAGATTTGGGGATTCGGAAAGATGGTCTATCAGACGCTTTTGGGTTTGATGCTTGATGAGGACTATGGTGATATCACAGACCTAACTGAGGGGAGAGATATCAAGGTAGTTTGTTCAAAGCAGCCAGGAAAGAGGTGGGCTATGACTGAAGTAAGGCCAAGAGGCAAGCAGACAAAGCTGTCAGATGATCATAAGCAAGTGAAGTCGTGGATGTCTGAGATTCCAAATCTAGATGATATGTATACCGCGAAGTCATATGATGAGCTATCTAAGATTATAAATGACTGGCTCAGCGATGATGACACTGATGGTGCCGATGAGGATGAAGCCTCTAGCACTAGTGAGTCAAGTGATGCTACATCTAAGACTGAGTCTGGATATAGCAGCATAGATGATGCATTCGCTGACTTGATGTCTGAAGACGACTAGTTAACTGAGAGTTCCTTTGTAACTCTCATTGAACAATATCTTACAATAGTTGTAAGATATAAATGCTTAGGTGGAAATAATGTCGTCAAAAGGAATGGAAGATTTTACTTCTGATCTTATTAAGTCTCTTAATAAGGAGCATGGCAGTAGAGTTGCATATAATCTTGCATATGATGATTCTCCAACACATGTCAATCGCTGGATTTCAACGGGCTCTAAATTACTAGATTACGTTTGTTCCAACAGGAGAGATGGGGGGCTACCAGAAGGTAGAATTATTGAGATATTTGGTCCCCCATCTATTGGAAAATCACACATAGCTACACAAATCGCTAGGTCTACTCAACAGATGGGCGGGATCATTGTCTACATAGATACTGAAAATGCCACATCTGTTGAAAATTTAAATGCACTAGGTGTGAATGTGTCACAAAGATTTGTATATGTAGATACTCATTGCACAGAGGAGGTCTTTAAGGTAGCAGAATCTACGATAATGAAAGCAAAAGGTATGAGCAAGGATGTGCCTATAACCATTATCTGGGATTCTGTTGCTGCTTCCTCCCCCAAGGCGGAGTTGCTTGGAGATTATGATAAAGAGTCTATAGGTCTTCAGGCAAGAGCAATTTCAAAGGGCATGAGAAAGATAACAGGTGTAATAGGTAATCAGAATATTTTATTTGTCATTCTTAATCAAACACGTGTGAAGATAGGTGTGATGTTTGGAGACCCTACAACTACACCAGGAGGAAAGGCAATACCATTTCATGCTTCAACGAGAATAAAGCTAGGTGCTGGCCAGCCAATAAAGGATGGAGATGATGTCATAGGAATCAATGTATCTGCTAAGACAATCAAGAATAAAGTTGCACCGCCATTTCGAACTGTGAATTTTGAAATTCATTTTGGAAAAGGAATTAGAGAGCATGAACAAATATTTGATATTCTTAGAAAACATGGTGCTGAAGTTATAAATGGAAAAGAAATTTCAGTTTCAGGTACGAGCTCGTGGAAGACATTATCAGTTGTTGATACTAAATCAGGCGAGTGCTTGATTGAGAAAAAATTTCATAAACCAAAATTTAATGAAATAATGACAGATCCAGAATATTCTTCATACATTGATGATCTTTTAGAAACAGTTATGGTTAAAAAGATGAATAATGATGATCTAGATGTCGATGTTGATTCTTATGTTGAAATTAGTGCATTGGCAGAAGCTATTGATGACGATCTAATTGATCCAGAGGGCTAGAATGTGGAGGAAAAGGATAGAAATCTTGTTATTTTAGTTGATGCACTGAATCTTTTTACAAGACACTTCGTGGCACACCCTGCTATCAATTCTAATGGTGAGCACGTAGGTGGAATAGTTGGATTTCTTTATGCAGTAATAGATCTAGCAGAACGGTATAGGCCGGCACAAATAATTGTTGTCTGGGAAGGCGGCGGATCTACACGAAGAAGAAATTTATTCAAAGACTATAAGTCTAAACGTAGGCCCGAAAGACTTAATCGATATTATGATGATGATATTCCCGATACAATTGAAAATAGAAATCACCAGATTTCAATACTTGTAAGTATCATAAAAGATCTGCCAATAGAGCAGCTATATATACCTGACTGTGAGGCAGATGATGTCATAGGGTATCTTAGTAAATACAGATTAAGAGAGTGTAGAAAATTAATAGTCTCTTCTGATAAAGACTTTTATCAGTTGCTTGATAAAAAAACAATTATTTATTCACCCACATGGAAAAAACTTGTAACTGCAAAAGAAGTAAAGGAGAAATTTAAGATCTCTCCTAGAAATTTTTGTCTTGCAAAGTCAATTTGTGGAGATCCGTCTGATAATATAAAAGGAGTCAAGGGAGTTGGATTTAAGACTATATCTAAAAGATTTCCTGAATTGATATCGGATGAAGATATAATGATATCTGATATAATTTCTGTCGCGCAACAAAATATATCTGAGGGTAGCAAAATAAAAGCGTTTGAAAGAATAATAGATTCAGAAAAACTAATAAGAAGAAATTGGAAATTGATATATCTTGACACATCAAATTTATCTGAATTTCAAATAACTAAGATTGTTAATTCTGTTGATACTTTTACAGAATCAAGAAATAAGATGAATGTAATGAGAACGCTGATTAAAGAGGGTGTACAGACATTTAATGTCGATAGGATGTTTTTGTCAATGAATCATATGGGAAAAAAGAATGTCTGATTCGTCGTATTTTGGACAGTATGGAAAACAATTTCAAGAAAAGATTTTTCAATGTTTTATAACTGATCATTCATGGTCCACGCATATGTCAGATGTGATGACTTATGAATATTTTGACTTGAGGTATTTAAAATATTTAACAGAAAAATATTTTAACTATTACAAAAAGTATAAGTCATTTCCAACATTATCTCTTCTTATTTCAATTATACGTGATGATCTTAGGGAGGGAAATGATATAATATTAAGAGATCAGATTGTTGAATTTTTGCATAGAGTGAAAACTAATCCAGATCCTGGAGACTTACAATATGTAAAGGATAAGACGCTAGAGTTTTGTAGAAAGCAGGCTTTAAGAGACGCATTAGAGAAGTCTGTTGAGCTTATAGCAACAGACAACTATGAGTCTGTTGTATCTCTCATGAAAGATGCCATTTGTGTTGGAATGCCAAATACGCTTGGACATGATTTTTTTAATGACTATGAGTCAAGATTCTCTATTATAAATAGATCTGCTTGTCCGATAGGCATACCGCAGATCGACAAGAAAGGCATACTAAATGGAGGGCTCGGTAGAGGAGAGCTCGGAGTTATGATAGCAAATACAGGTGTTGGAAAATCTCACTTTTTAGTTCATGCAGGGTGTGAGGCATTGAGACGTGGGAAAAATGTGATTCATTATACATTTGAGCTTTCTGAGAGAGCAGTAGGAATAAGATACGATAGTAATTTATGTAATATTTCTAACGATGATGTAATTGATAGAAAAGATGAGATTCTTAAGATGTACGATGGGATGGATTTAGGTAGATTGATCATTAAGGAATATCCCACAGGATTTCCAAGTATCATGACAATTAAAAGTCACATTGAAAAGCTTTTACTCAAGTCTTTCGTTCCCAGCCTGATAATTATTGATTATGCAGATATCATGCGGTCGACTAGAAAGTTTGAATCTTTGAGACACGAATTAAAACTAATATATGAGGAACTTAGAAATTTGGCAATGAGTTTAAATGTTCCTGTCTGGACTGCATCACAGGCTAATAGAAGTGCAGCTAATTCTTCTATAGTGGGATTAGAAAATATGTCTGAAGCATACGGAAAGGCAATGGTCGCGGATATAGTTCTATCTATTTCAAGAAAGCCTTCTGAGAAGGCATCTGGATGCGGTCGACTATTTGTAGCAAAAAATCGTGCTGGAAGAGATGGAATATTATTTCCTATTCATCTTGATACATCTATTTCTAGATTATTTGTTGTTGAAGATGCTGAGGAAATGTCGCTTAGTGATGTTATAGAGACAGATAAAAGCTCTATGAAGTCATTGTTAAAAGAGAAGTGGGGAGAGGTTAACGGTAACAAGTCCGTGTGATAAATTTTAGTGATGGGAGTTGGCGTGTATAGTTTTGACGAAGTTTTTAGTGAAAGCGTAAAATATTTTGACGGAGATGAACTCGCTGCAAATGTGTTCGCAACTAAATATGCTCTTTGTGATAGAGCTGGAGATTTTTATGAGCTAACACCTGATGACATGCACAGGAGGATTGCGAAGGAATTTGCAAGAATCGAAAAAAAGTATGAAAATCCTATGACGCAGAATGAGATATACTCTCTTCTTAAAGATTTTAAATATATTGTTCCTCAAGGAAGCCCAATGGCGGGAATCGGGAATGATTTTCAAATCCAATCTTTATCAAATTGCTTTGTCATAGAGTCCCCTCATGATTCTTATGGGGGAATTCTTAAGACGGACCAGGAGCTTGTTCAAATAGCTAAAAGACGTGGGGGTGTAGGATTTGACATATCTACAATTAGACCAAAAGGTCAGTCAACAGGAAATTGTGCGAGGACAACAGATGGCATTGAAGTATTCATGGATAGATTTTCAAATTCTTGTAGAGAAGTGGCTCAGGGTGGCCGACGCGGAGCACTTATGCTTACTATCTCTGTTCATCATCCTCAAATTAGGGATTTCATAAAGATAAAGCGGGATTTAGCACGAGTGACAGGTGCCAATATTTCAATTAAGGTAACAGATGAATTTATGAATGCCGTCATAGATGATGAGGATGTAGATCTTAGATTTCCAGTTGAAGATGAGTCACCTAGAATTAGAAAAAAGGTTAGTGCAAAGGAGCTGTGGAATGATATCATTGAATCAGCACATGCTTCTGCAGAGCCAGGGATTCTATTCTGGGACAATGCTAAAAAGTTAACGCCTTCAGACATTTATGAGAGTGAGGGATTTGGATCTGTTTCTACAAATCCATGTGGCGAAATTATTCTTTCTCCATATGATTCTTGTAGATTGATGCTAATTAACCTATCTTCATTTGTTGAGAATTCATTTTGTAGTGATGCAAGTTTTGATTTCAAGACGATGTCGAAAGTGGTCCAGAAAGCTCAGAGGCTTATGGATGATATGATTGATCTTGAAATAGAACAGATAGATAAAATTCTTGAAAAAATTAATTCTGATCCTGAGCCAGATATTGTCAAGTTAAATGAAAAAAATATGTGGAAACAAATAAGGGATAGAGCAAGGAGAGGTCGGAGAACTGGGCTTGGAGTGACATCAGTTGGAGATGCATTAGCTGCCTTAAATGTTACATACGGGTCTGAAGAATCTATTAGTATTGTTGAGAAAATTTATAAAACACTTTGTATAAATTCATATATGTCTTCTTGTCTTCTGGCTAAGGAACGTGGTGCATTTCCTGTTCATGATTTTACTAGAGAAACGTATCACCCATTTTTAAGAAGAATATGGGAAGAAAACCCGAAGCTTCTAGATATGAATGAAAAATATGGAAGAAGAAATATAGCTCTAACAACAACAGCACCCGCTGGCTCAGTCTCTGTATTAACACAGACAACATCGGGAATTGAGCCAGCATATCTCTTGAAGTATACTAGAAGAAAGAAGCTTACTGAAAGTGATGCAGGTGGCAGAGTAGATTTTATAGATGATGTTGGAGACCGGTGGCAGGAATATGATGTTTATCATCATGGATTTAAAAAATGGATGGACGCAACAGGAAAAACTGAGGTAGAAGATTCTCCCTATTGGAAGTCTACAACAGATGATATAGACTGGGTGTCTAAGGTTAAGCTGCAAGCAGCAGCACAGAAGTGGGTCTGCCACGCAATATCAAATACAACAAATGTTCCTTCTGAGACATCTATTGACACAATTAAGGACATCTATATGCAAGGCTGGAGGCTAGGATGCAAGGGAGTAACCGTCTATAGAGAGGGAAGCAGAACCGGAGTATTAGTCAGATCAGAAAAGAATGCCTTTAAAACTCATGATGCTCCTGTCAGACCTGGAGAATTGCCATGTCAAATCCATCATGCAACAATTAAAGGTGAGGCGTGGACAATTCTCGTAGGATTGATGGATGGTAGCCCCTATGAAGTGATGGGAGGCTTACAAAAATACATAGAGATCCCCAGGAAATATAGGAAAGGAACTATCATAAAACATCATTACAAGACCAAGAATTCTAGATATGATCTCCAGATTGGAAAGAATGGTGAAGAGATTTTGATCAAGGACATAGTGTCAGTCTTTGATAATCCTAATCATGCTGGCTATACAAGGACGATATCCCTCGCCCTTCGACATGGAGCGAGGATCAACTATGTGGTTGAACAGCTTCAAAAAGATGTAGAGATGGATATGTTTTCCTTCTCAAAGGTGATTGCTAGAGTTCTTAAAAATTACATAAAAGATGGAACAGTCCCTGGAAAGACGTCATGTGGAAATTGTAGTGCAGAAGATACACTAAGATATCAGGAGGGCTGTGTAACATGCACAGCGTGTGGTTTTGGAAAGTGTGGATAATACATAGATAAGGAGATAAAATGGTGTACTCAGATAAAGTTTTAGATCATTTTGAAAATCCAAGACACGAACGTGCGAGTGCGGCGAGTCTATTGCTTTCTAGGTGGTATAATGAAGTGGGTTAGTAAAATATCTCCTCTTATTAAAGAGGTCGAATTAAGAAAGAATCCAGTTATCATAACTGTTAATAAATTTGATGAAAAATCTGCAAAGGAATTTCAAGAGCACATTGCACTAGCTCATAATACGGGTCAGTCTGTAATTCCTGTCATTATTGATTCATATGGAGGACAAGTTTATTCACTTATGTCCATGATAAGCGCAATCAATAATTCTGATATTCCTGTCGCCACAATTGTTGAAGGAAAGGCAATGTCTTGCGGAGCAATTTTATTTAGTTTTGGTAAACAGGGTCTTCGATTTATGGATCCAGACTCCACAGTAATGATTCATGATGTATCATCTATGGAGCGAGGAAAGGTAGAAGAGATAAAAGCCTCAGCTGAAGAAACAGAGAGATTAAATCAAAAAGTTTATACTATGATGGCTAGAAATTGTAGAAAAAGAGACAATTATTTTTTAAAATTAGTTCATAAAAAGGGGCATGCTGACTGGTTTTTAGATGCAACAGAGTGTAAAAAGCATGGGTTGGCAAACCAGATTAGGGTTCCAAAATTGAATATAAACATATCAGTAGATATAGACTTCGAATGAATGGAGAGCATTAATGGACAAGGATTTTTATAATAAATCAAGTGCAGATAGCCTTGGATGGGATCCTTCCTGGTTCGGCTGTGAAGAATTTGATTTTCTTTTGGTTAAAGCTGTTCAAAAATGGCAAAAAAATATGGGCCTTAAATCTGATGGATTGGTTGGTCCGGCTACATATCGCCGGGTATGGACAGAAAGAGAGACAAACATAACTGACTGGATGGACGCTCTTCCGCTTAAGAAGAGTTACAAGATGGGGGATAAGCATATAGTTCATAATGGCCATTTTATCCCTATCGAGTGGGATAAGGTTATTTTGTGGGATGAGTCGGGCGGATATAAATCGAAAGATGGGTGTTATACAAATTACGCAGGAAAGCCTGATAGAAAGCCCACGATGTTTGTAAATCACTGGGATGTCTGTCTAAGCGCAGGTTCCTGTGCCAAGGTCTTAAATAGGCGGGGAATATCTGTTCACTTTCTCATCGATAACGATGGGACAATTTTTCAAATGCTAGATACTCAGCACAAGGCATGGCATGCGGGAATTAGCAACGGTGTCGGAGGAAATGCAAAAGGTATTGGAGTAGAGATTTCTAATGCTTATTACACAAAATATCAAGACTGGTATGTTAAACACGGACATGGTGAACGACCTATTCAAGAGAACGGCCACGTTCATGGAAGAAAACTCAAACCATTTTTAGATTTTTATCCAGTTCAGCTTGAAGCTTTAAGGTCTCTTTGGAAGGCAATTCATACTGGAATTGGAATTCCACTTGTGTGTCCATTAAATAGTGACGGAGAGCTGTGTACAACAGTTTACGATCAATGCGTAAAGGGTAAATATAATGGGTTTGTTAATCACTATAATTTTGTTAAAACAAAAATTGATTGCGCCGGGCTAGATTTAAAGACTATGTTAGAAGATGTGAAAAAAACACTGGTTAATTATTGCCCAGATAGGGAAAGATAAAATAAATGATAAGTGAAATAATTGAAGATGTCTTGACTGATGAAGCGGAGATTTTTTTACATGATCTTATAAGAGAATTTAGGGATCAACTGGGTGACCTTTTACGCAGCAGGGATGGAAGACAAAATTTTTATGATGTAGGATATCTTCCGGACTTCTCACCTGATACAGCAGATACAAGAGACGAGAAGTGGAAAATATCTGAGATTCCTAGTTGCTTACTTGATAGAAGAGTTGAGATAACCGGTCCAACAGATAGAAAAATGGTTATAAATGCATTAAATTCTGGTGCAAATGTTTTTATGGCAGACTTCGAAGATTCACTTTCTCCAACGTGGGAAAATATCATAAATGGTCAGTTAAATTTGAAGGATGCTGTAAGAGAAACAATATCTTATGAACATCCAACAAAGGGAACATATAGACTTAATTCAGATCATGCTGTTTTATTTGTCCGCCCTAGAGGGCTTCATTTAAAAGAATCTCACTTTCTTGTAGACGGTAATCAAGTTCCAGCTTCACTTTTTGATTTTGGGCTATTTATGTTTCATAATGCTAAAATTCTTTTGGAAAGAAAAAGAGGTCCATTTTTCTATCTTCCTAAACTAGAACATCATTCTGAAGCTGGGTGGTGGAATGACGTATTTAACTGGACACAGGATAGACTAAATATTCCTAGAAAATCAATTAAGGCAACAGTTCTAATTGAAACTCTTCCTGCAGCATTTCAAATGGATGAGATTCTTTATGAGCTTAAAGATCACTCTGCGGGTCTTAACTGTGGAAGATGGGATTATATTTTTAGCTTCATAAAAACAGTTAGAAATCATAACGAAAGAATCTTTC